CCAGCGCGTTTGCCGACTTTGAGAAGTCTATCCTTCGGGGCATCGCTGGCGGTCTTGGCGTTAGCTATACTTCATTGGCCAATGACTTGGAGAACACCAGCTATTCTTCAATCAGGCAAGGGGCGCTTGAAGAGCGTGACTTCTATCGGACGCTTCACTCTTTCATGATAGATCACGTCATGGACCCGCTTTATCGCGTCTGGCTTGAGCATGTCATGGACATGGGGCTGATTCCGATCAGCGGCCCCGGCAAGTTTGAGAAGTTCACAGAGGACTACACGTTCCGCGCTCGCGGCTTCCAGTGGGTTGACCCTCAGAAGGAAATGAACGCAGCCGTGACAGGCCTGCAAAACGGCATTCTGAGCCACACTGACATTGCTGCAAACTATGGCCGCGATGCAGAAGAGACGTTTAGCCAAATCCAGCGTGATAAGGAAACGGCAGATCGTTACGACCTGTCGATGGCTTACGAGCCGTTTGGCGAAAAGCAGCCTGTTCCCGCAGAAATGGATGGAGGCGAGGATGGCTGAGTCATACAGCCCGACTGAGGGCATGAAGGAAGAGGCTCGTCGTGGTTTGGATTGGCGCGAAGAGCATGATCGGGGCGGCACTGAGGTTGGCGTGGCTCGTGCGCGTGACATCGTTAATGGCCGCAACCTATCGGAAGAAACCGTCAAGCGGATGTTTAGCTTCTTCAGCCGCCATGAAGTTGACAAAGAGGCTGAGGGTTTCCGGCCCGGTGAGGACGGCTATCCATCGGCGGGGCGGATAGCCTGGGCGCTTTGGGGTGGAGATGCTGGATTTTCTTGGTCGCGCGAGATTGCCGAACGTCTGGACGATGAGAGGTCGCAGTTGCAAAAAGGTTACACCGATGGCATAATGCCGAAAACAAGCGAGGAAGCTATGGCTGAAGACACGCGAGCAGAGCCGGACGAGCTGTCGGTCGGCGACTGGGTTGAATGGGACTCCAGCGGCGGCGAAGCCTACGGCCAGATCGAGCGCATTGAGCGTGATGGCCAGATTGATGTTCCCGACAGTGATTTCACGATCAACGGTGACGCCGAAGACCCTGCGGCATTGATCGAGGTCTATCGCGAGGGCGAAGAAGGCTGGCAGGCGAGCGGTGTCATGGTTGGGCATCGCTTCAGCGAGCTTCGCAAGGCTGACAAGCGTTCTGCTGAGCCAAAGATCGAATACCGCTCAACCATCATTGGTGACGAGGCGATTGACGAAGAGAACCGCCGGGTTCGCATCGCTGTTTCGAGCGAGGAACCTGTTGAGCGTGGCTTCGGCATGGAAATTTTAGACCACTCGGAAGGCAGTATTGATCTGGACTTCCTGAACAGTGGCCGTGCGCCTCTGCTGCTGGATCACGATCCACGCCAGCAGATCGGCGTTGTGGAATCAATCGCGTTGGATGGCTCGGCCCGTAGATTGCGGGCGACGGTTCGTTTCGGAAGGAATGGGCTTGCCAAGGACGTGTTTGAGGATGTTGTTGATGGCATTCGCGGCAACATCTCGGTCGGGTATGACTTGACCAAAGCTCAGCTTGAGCGCGAGGGCAAGGAATCCTATCGCGTGAAGGGCTGGATGCCAATGGAAGTTTCTGTCGTGAGCATTCCCGCCGACCGGACAGTGGGCGTGGGGCGCAACGCGGATGACGACCTTCAAACCCGTAAACCTGCAACTCCCAAGGAGGAGAATACCATGACGGATGAAAATACCGTTGATGTGGACGCGGTGAAGGCCGAAGCTGCCCGCGCCGCTGCCAAAGACACCGCAGAGATGTATCGTCTCGCGGCCAAGCACAACCAGCGTGATCTGGCGGACAAGGCCATTGCCGAAGGTAAAAACCTGGCTGCTTTCCGTGGCGATCTTCTGGAAGCAATCGGCAACAAGCCGCTTGACGACAAAGAGATCGGCATGGAGCGCAAGGAAGTCCAAGACTTCTCGCTGATGCGTGCGATCCGCGCGATGGCCAACCCCAGCGACCGCAAAGCCGCTGACGCGGCCCGTGGCGAGTTTGAGGCTTCTGCCGAAGCTGCCCAGCGTGCTGGCGTGGACCCGCAGGGTCTTTACATCCCCACCGACGTTCTGCGGGCTTGGGGCAAGCGTGACCTGAACACCTCCGATGACTCGGCAATGATTGCTGAGGATTATCGCGCTGGTGACTTCATCGACGTTCTTCGGAACGCTTCGTCGGTGATGCAGGCCGGTGCCACCATGCTCACTGGTCTGGTTGGCGACGTGAAGATTCCGAAGAAGTCCACCGCTTCGTCTGCTGGCTGGATTTCGACTGAGGGCGGTGACGCCTCTGAGTCGGAGCCGACCTTCGGCCAGGTCACCATGTCGCCCAAGACGCTTGGTGCGTTCACTGACATCACTCGCCTGATGATGATGCAGTCGAGCCTCGACATCGAGGCGCTGGTCCGCAACGACCTTTCGACCGCTCTGGCTCTGGCGATTGACAACGGTGCGCTGCAAGGTGACGGCACGAGCGGTGCGCCGACCGGCATCAAGAACACTTCGGGCATCAATGCTCCGACTGCGTTCGCCGCTGCCAACCCGACCTTCGCTGAGGTTGTGGCTATGGAGACCGCTGTTGCTGAGGACAACGCTCTGATGGGCAACCTTAGCTACATCCTGCCTGCCGGGATGTATGGCGCCCTGAAGACGACTGTTAAGGACTCCGGTTCTGGCCAGTTCGTCGTTGAGCCTGGCGGCACCATCAACGGCTACAACTCCATCGTGTCGAATCAGGTCACTGCTGGCGACCTTTACTTCGCTAACTTCAGCGACCTGCTGATCGGCATGTATGGCGGCCTGGACATCACGGTTGACCCCTACACCAACAGCACCAGCGGCACGGTTCGTATCGTCGCCCTGCAAACTGTTGATGTTGCGGTTCGCCACGCGGTGTCCTTCGCCTTCAACAACGACGGCGTGTAATGCTAAAGTGGTCGAGCCATACTTCGGGTGGCTCGGCCACGACCTCTAAGGAGAAGCCAATGCCTTACGTTATCCTCAAGTCTTGTTTCGCAGCAGGCGGGCGCCGCGCGGCTGGTGATGTCATCAACCTCCCCGCCGACGAGGCTCGCGCTCTGACGGCTATGGGCCGCGCGGAGTATGTTGCGCCTGCTCCGAAAGAAGAAAAAGAGGATCGCTCTGTGGGGCTTGAGACTAGCTCTGTCTCCCCCCCGAAGAAGCGCGGGCGGAGGAAGAAGCATGAAGATTAAGCTGACAAGCCGCTGCACTTGGGGCGGTCAGTATCGGAAGAGGGGCGAGGTCCACGACCTTGAGGATGGATTGGCTAAAAAGCTGATCTATCGCGGTTATGCTGAAGAGTATGACCCTGTTGCTGACAAGGCTGAAGAAAATGCCGATCAGTCTGAATGATGACATTCTCTTCCTGCTGGACCTAGATGACTTTGCGGTTTCGGCCAGTTACGATGGCGGCACCATCCAAGGCATCTTCGACAATGAGACTGTTCCGGTTGACGCTGGCGGGTTTGCGCAGGTCCACAAAGAGCAACCCCGCTTCACCTGCCGCACGGCTGATGTGCCTTCTGTCGCTGAGGATCAGGCCATTGTTATTAGTGGTGTGACGTATGCCATTAAGGCTTGGGTGCATGACGGAACTGGCGTGACGACACTGCAACTGGAGAAAAGCTAGTGGCGCATGTCCGAACTCAGATCAGGGATAGGATCGGATCGGTCCTGACGGGCGATGTGGCGCTTGTGGGCGGGCGTGTCTACAAGTCTCGGGTCTACCCCCTTTCCGCTGACAATCTGCCTGCCCTGACGGTTCTTACAGGCTCTGAGTCCTCGGGGTTAATGGTTATGGGGGCCAAGACGCTTGACCGCACCGTGACGATTTTTGTCGATTGCTATGTGTCCGTGACAGATAGCTTTGATGATGACGTGGACGCATTGGCGGTCCAGGTGGAAGAGGCAATAGCCGGTGACTTTGATGTCAACGGACTTGCGAAGACTGCTGTTCTGCAATCCACTGAGATTGATTTCAGCGGCGAGAGCGAGACGCCGGTCGGCATTGCTCGCTTAACTTACGATGTCCGATATGTTACGACTATCGGGGACGTGGAAACGGCCAGATAACAGGAGGCTCCTATGGCTACACATACCGGCAGCGAGGGGACCGTTAAGGTCGGTTCCGATGCAGTTGCAGAAATCCGCTCCTTCTCGATTGAAGAGACTGCGGACACCCTTGAGGACACCAGCATGGGCGATACCGCTCGGACCTACAAGTCTTCCCTCACCAACTACACTGGCACTGTTGATGTGCTGTGGGACGAGGAGGACACGACTGGTCAGGGCGCTTTGACCATTGGTGCCGAGGTGACGCTCAACCTTTACCCTGAAGGTGATACGAGCGGCGACACTTACTACAGCGGCACGGCCATTGTGACTGGCCGCACCATCAACAGCAGCTATGATGGCTTGGTTGAGATGAGCATTTCCGTTCAGGGGACGGGCGCTCTTTCCGAAACCACTGTCGTCTAAAGGAGGACTTTGAATGAGCATTGCAAAGCAGATCGCGGCGAAGCGAGAGGCGCAAGAGCGCAGCTTTGCAGACGTTGAAGAGTGGGGCGAGGAGGATAAGCCTCTTCGCCTCTACTTCGGCCCTGTTACTGCGCGGGACATTGAGAAGGTTCAGCGCAAGCACAAGGACTTTTTGTCGAACACCACGACCAGCGCGATGGTGGAGATGATTATCCTCAAGTGCGAGACTGAAGATGGCGAGCGAGCCTTCACGCTCGAAGACAAGGCGATCCTGATGGGGGAGCCTGTCGGTGTTCTGGCGCGTCTCTTTGGCCAAGTCTTTGGCGCTGAAAGCGTTGAGGAACATGAAAAAAACTGAAGGGCGACCCGTTCAGGCTTAACCTGATTGCCCTTGCTGACAGGCTTGGCAAGACGATCAGCGAGATTGAGGAAATAACTCTTTCGGAGTATAATGAATGGGTCGCATACTTTAGCGTAATTGAGGAGCGCAAGTCGGATGGCAACTGAAGACCTCACATTTCGGTTTAACGTCACCGGCAATGCAGTCCCTCAATTCCAGAAGGTGCAACAGCAGGTTTCGCGGGTTGACCGCCAGGTCAAGGCCGCGAGTCGCACTGTTGCGGCGCATGGCCAGCAATACAGCCGCACCTCGGTTCAGACTAACAAATGGGCCAAGGGTGCGCTTCAGCAGGCAGGCTTTCAGGTTGGTGACTTTGCGGTTCAGGTTGCCAACGGCACCAACAAGATGCAGGCTTTCGGCCAGCAGGGGTCTCAGTTGCTTGGCATCTTTGGCCCTGTTGGGGCAGTCTTGGGTGCGGCGGTTGCAATCTTTTCGGCTGTTTCTGTTGCTATCCAGAAGGCAAGTGGGGCTTCGCAGGAACTCACTGGCGACCTTGATGAGCTTCAAGGCTCAGTTTCCGCTTATCGCAGCGCAGCCGAGAAAGCCATAACGCCGACATCGGACTTGGAGGAAAAATACGGCGACGCCGCAGAAAAAGCGCGACAGCTTTTTGAGGCAAATGCGGCCCTTCAGAAACTTGACGCGATTGACGCTTTGACCGCTTCCGCTGCTCGACTTCAGGAAGAATTTGGAGACCTCGGCGGCAGAACGCCGCAACAAGTTCAAACGATAGGCCGCGCCTTTTCTGCGCTTCAGTCGGAATTAGAGTCACTCAGGCAGGAGCAATTAAATCTCACTGCCGCAGGTGATATGCTTGGCGCAAACGAAATTGGCAGGCAGATTTCCGACATAACTCAACAATTGCAAGCTCTTGGCCCTTCTGTGGACGTTATTACCGATGTCCAGCAAAAACTAGGCGCGGGGGCGGAAGAGGCCACAAGATTCGCAGTTGGTCTTGCTAAAATTAGCCAAGCAGAAACGCCTCAAGACCTAGCTGATGCAATTGATGCTTCACGCATTGCCTTGATCAATGCCTTGACCGCTGGTGCGGCCCAGCTAGACGCTAGTGTCGAGGCGTTTAGGAAGCGCCGTGAGTTGGAGCTTAATGCGTCTGAAGCTGTTAGCATTGCACAGGCTCAAGCTATCGCAGATCAGATTAACGCCGAGGCTGAGGTCTTTGCGGCCAATCAGGCGCGACTGAACCAGCTAGGCGAACTTCGCAAGGCACTTACTGACACCGGCAGTGCTGGCGCTGGTGCTGCGCGTCGGGTTGCCGACGCCGTCAATACGGACCTCAAGCAAGCCATCGAGAATATCACGCCGCTGGAAGAGAAAATGCAATCCCTCGGCAAGAGCATTGCGGGCAGCTTTGAGACTGCAATGATGTCAGCGGTTGACGGCACCAAGACTGTTGCCGAATCGTTCCGCAGCATGGCTTCCGAAATC